CGCTCGTTGGTTCAATAGGCAAAAATACTTTTCTATTGGGGCTTCATACAGGTGGAGGAGCGGCGTATGGTTATGCAACACCTGTAGATGCTGTTAAGGTTCTGGAAGCTGCAGAGAGATTGGGAACTAATTTCCTAACATCAATATATTCAGAGGGTTCATTTAGATTACCACCCGGAGCCACTTTAGCAGAGGTTACACCTCGTAGCCCTTTACTATATGAGAATATTCCATCTCTGATGGTAGCAGGTTCTATATCTAATTATAGTAATATCACTCCAAAAAGTACTCTTATAAAATCACCCATTGTAGATGATATAGAAGATATCATTGGAGTTTCTCCTTATACGGATGGACATATGAAATATTCTCCACCACAAATGCGTTCTAAGCGTGTTAACGGAGAATATATTTCACCTCTTAATAATTGGGTAAAAAAACTTGGTGTGGTGAAAGAACCCCTTGAAGATAAGATTCTGGAAACAGTTGCCTGTAATATCGTTATACACCTTGTTACTAACTTAAAGAAGAAAGGCATTAAAAAATTAAAACCATTTAAGCTAGAAGTAGCACAGAATGGTTCTCCTGATAATTTCTATATACGTGCTATGAAAAATAGCACATCTGGAGGATTTCTGCTACCTGGCAAGAAATCCAACTATAATGATCCAATTGAATTGGAGTTTAAGAAAGATTCAGTTATGCCTAATTTTGAAGTTAAAGAACAAGTAGCTGAGATTTTAGAAGCTTACAATAAATATGAGTTATCTCATGATGTAATTGGAGCACAGATGAAAGATGAACCTAGAAGTAGAGAAAAGTTTCTTAAAGGTAATACTCGATTATTTGCCATGTCTTCATATCCTATGACTTTGGTTAATAGGATGTTTTTGATGCCATTTTATTCACTAATGGTTGAACATCGTGATGTATTTTGTACTAAAGTAGGCATTAATATGCATAGCCGGGAGGCACATGAGATGTATGAATCTTTGTCCAGTTTTTCTTCTCATATTATGGAGGGAGATTATGGTGGTTATGATACTAGTATGCCTATTGGTATAGGGCTAGCTGCTAATACTGTTGTTGAAAAGGTTTTGAAACAGTTTGGATATAATGAATATGCCTTGAAAATGGTTAGAGGTATCTTAAGTGATAACCTTTATCCAACGATAGCTGTAGAAGGTAATGTTGTTATAGCCCCTGGTTTTCAGCCATCAGGTAAGTATGCAACTGCCGAAGATAACTCTCTTAGAGGTTTAATTCTTTTATATTTTGCTTATGTTAATATGTGTACTCCAACAGGTCAAGGGTCAAATGGCATGAATCCTTATAATGAAACAACTAAATTTCGTGAACAGGATTTCTTTAAATATTTATTACCAGTGACTTATGGAGATGATATGTTATGTGCTGTAAAACCAGAGTTAGCGCCATATTTTAACAATGTCAAATACTCTGAGTTTGTTAAAGAAGTTTATGGAATGACTTTTACAACAGCTGATAAAAAGGAACATGTAGATGAATTTATAAAACCAGAGCAGATGTCTTTTCTCAAGAGAACTTTTAAATTTAGTCCTTTATTAAATAGAAGAGTTGCAGTTTTGGAAAAAGATTCCTTTGTGAAGAGTCTTAGTTATATTCTTCCTTCAAAGGAAATAGATGTTGATACTCAAGTTCTTGAAACGTGTATATCAACCTTGAGAGAACTATTCTTTTGGTCAGATAATCAAGAAGAATTTGATAGTTACAGAAAGAAGTTTATAACAGCTATAGAGAAGAAACTGCGCTTTACTGCCGAGGATGCTGATAAAGTTTTACCTATTTTTCACCAATTAATGGATGATTATAGTGATTCACCGATTTCCTTAGAAAATACTCATACCTATTTTGCACAGCAGAAAGCTAAAGAGCAAGAAATTGAGAACTTTCTACATCCCTCTAGTGAGGAATCTGACTCGGAAGATGAATTATATGAAACCCCTGTTGATGAGAGCAATTCTTTCATGGGAGCCTCTGAAGATGGTATCTCTTTGTCTTACTTTGCTTCAGATTCTGAGGAGGAAATTTATCTCTTTGGAGCTAATTTTGAAATAGAAGATCAAAGAGTAGTTAATTGGGCTTCTAGAATACCTACATCTGAACTTAATCATGTTTACAATAACGAACAGTTTCCTCAAATGCCTAGTGATTTCATGGACAATGACTCATGGGATGGCATTGATTATGATCATTATAGGTCTGATTCGAGTATTCTCTACATGGAACGTCACGAACGCAGAGCAAGACGTTGGAGAGATTTGCATGCCAATGCTATAGCTCATAGGATCAACGAGGGCATAAATAATGAACTTCGAGAAAGACGTGCTATTAGGCAAATGAACTCTCTTGTTACAGAAAACATGACTAATGAAGATTTTAGACGCAGTTTGGCTGAGTCTATTATGAGAGCTGTACAACCTGAGTATTATCATATTATGGGTAATGTTATAGGCTTATACTCTGATATTTCAGGGGAAGATCTTCCAGATTTAGGATCCGCTTTTATTGTTTATGATGTTCTTCTTGATTATTTTCAACACCAGATTCCACATGAAATTTTAGATGCATATGGATCTTACACATCGTATTTTCTAGGTATCTTCTTAGATTCAGTGACTGAAAGAACTTGGTTCACTGATCATATGAGAGAATATTTACCTGAACAATTAAATTAATTGCTCAACTTGTATATCTTGTATATATATTTATTTTCGTTTTCTTGAATAATATTTATCGTTAAAAATATAATTCGCTTTGTGCTAATTTACTTGTAAATATATCATCTTGATCCAACTTAAAGACATATTTATTTAAGGACCCACAAAGGCCAGATGGAGACCTATTTAGGTTTACTATGACTATATCAGTG